GAGATCAACTCCTAGTGGCTTAATTTTTAAGAGGGATAGTTTACATAGATTCGATTGTAATCTCGTTTGAATACATTCTTTCTAGATAGCTCATCTCTTAGTTTAGAGTATTTAGCATATAGAATAGAATACTTCTCTCTCAATTTAGGATCAAGATCTTTATCTACTAATACTCCATCGATAATGGATAGTTTAGTATTAATAGAATGGAGTAAGATCAATGCATCATTTTCATTGTCTGCATTCTTCATTCTGATTTGATATTCGTATAGATCATTTTCATAATCTCTTACAGAATTATATTTCATTCTATCGCTCATGCCTCTATAGGCATCGCCTAATGCGGTGAATGGATTATATAATTCTAATAAGCTATTATCATCAATACGGCCAAGTGCAGTGATAACACGTTCGATCTCACGTTTCACTAATCTGATAGCAGTATAGCTTAAGGATTTCTTTAATCCTTTGATGGTGATGATACGGTTAGTTAGAATATCATTATATACGTTTAAGCACCATGCAATAATGGTAGAAGTATCTTTCTTACCACTATTTACATAAGTGATATTTCCATATTTATCTAGCTTCTTGATAGCAAACTCTAAAGGCATTCCAAGATTACATGCAATAGTAAAGTCATCTGCTAATAGCATATCATGATCTTTATACATTACGGATGTAATTTTCCATAGAAGATCTTTAAATCCAAATGATAAAAGGGTAGCGTAGTTAATTGTATCAGCTCTACGGATAGTTGCGTTAGTTCTGTCTAGATACGCATCGATCTCTGCTTTAGCAATATCAATAGCAGAGGAGCTATTTACTAATGCTCCAATATCATGAATGATTAAAGCTAGAATCTCTTCATTAGTCAAATCTAATATAGGATCAAATAATTTTGAGTCGAGCTCTACGTAATACTTAGTAACGGTATTTACGTGATTATCAGAAGAGCTATATGCATATGGATCATCTAGAATGATCTTATAGATATCAGCATCATTGATAGATGGCATTACACATAATCCAAAGAATACGTTATCTGTATTTCTAGTATATAGTGTACTAGCGCATACACTTCCTTTAAAGAACATATTTAGTTCATGAGTGAATTGTCTTAATAAGTCAGGGTCTTGATTAGTTCTAAGCTGATCAAGAATTGACAGCAAATCACCAAAATCATAGTTATTCATGTTAGACTCCTATAATAAAATAAAGGGCCTAGGATCCGAAGATCCTAGGCTCTGTTATTATATCAGTTATCGATTAAGGTTTTACATATTCAACTTTTTCAGGAGCTGTAATATCTTTTTTCTTATCGTTTACTGTAGCATATTTAGTAGCTGCTGGGTAACCACCTGCAGTAGCACCAGCTTCCATAGTATCTGGAACGTACATAGTGTAGTCGTTCATGAGGTTACGTCCAATAGGATCAGTATTTTCATAACGAGTACGTAAGCCAGTAGGGTTGATAATTTTTACACGACCTTGAACTGGTTGGTAGCTTACCAATTTGAAACGTTCAAATGCATGTACTGCTGGTAATGCATAGTGTTGAACGTTGCGGATTTCATTGGATAAGTATAATTGATAATCGTAGATGCAGTACATGATACGATCAGAATTACGTGGGTTCAAGACAATGATTAAGTTTTGGTTGTTACGTAATTTGTCGGAGCTGATGAAGTTGTAAACACGTTTATCAGATGTAACAACTGTACGTGTGAAGTCTAATTCAACAGGACCGATGGAGCTTGGGGATTGATATGTGTAAGATGTTGGAGTGATTTTACGGATCAATGCTGGAGCACCAATTACGGAGATTGTAACGTTAGGGTCATTTAATACTTGGATCAAAGTAGTAGCGTAGTTGTCTAAAGCATCCATGAATGTTTTATGACGGTATTCTACTTGATCAAGTGCATAACCTTCTGGAGGAGCGAAGTCAAATACTTCAGCGATTTTGTTAGCTTCTGGCATGCTTAAGAAGGATTTATCCAAGGAATCATGGATGGAATCATCTTTGAAGTTACCCAAAGCTGTTTTGAATAAGGAAAGGATATTGGATAATTGATCTTCGTTGTAAAGAGCTTGAATATCTTTCACTTCTTCTGGGGAGATAGGAGTGTTGATAGGGAAAGCATCTGGAATTTCAACGATATCAGTTACAGCATCCCAACGTACGGAGCAAGTACGTAGCATAGCATTGGAAGTATCACGACGAGTAGCCAATACTACAGTTTGAACATCTGGATTTGTACAGCTGATCATGAATTGGTTGTTTTTCATGAAGCCACTTAAGTAACCTTCAAGAACTTTAGGAGCTCCACCAACTTCTACAGATACGGAGAATTTAGTCATCATTTGACGATCGATTTCACCATAACCAGGTTCGAAGCGGCATTCTTGTACAGGGATAGCAACTTCAATATCGCTAGTATCTGTAGCAAGATTTACAGGAACGAAGTTTTCGCCATCGAATTTCATGTAACCAGCTTTAGGTTTAGCTGTTGCTACGATATGAGTGATAGCAGTATCAATGGAGTAAGCATCGACATTATTAACCATGAAACCATTAGTTACGTCGAATACTTTAGAACGAATGTGAAGTTGTTTTTCTGCAGGAGTGGAAGTTGCAGTTACAGTACCAGTGAAAGTACCGATAGCTTTTTCGATATCTTCTTCTACTGCAGGCATTAAAGGTAATTGAACTTTAATGTGACGAGTTGGAGACGCAGAACGAATCGCATTGTACATCTCATTTTGTTGAGTGAACATATCGATTTCTTTACCTTCTGGAGTCACCAATTTACGGATTTTCATGCTGATAGTGAATTTAGGAGTTTTTGCTACAGCTTTATTGATAGCACCTTTATCGAAGATGTTGTTCATCAATAAGTTTTTGTGAAGTGGGAATACCAAACCTTGAACTGGGTTGTAACCAGCAATGGAAGCGTGTTCAAGGATTTTTTGACGGTCATTGTCATAAAGAGCTTCCATCATTGCCATTTGGTCAGCATAACCATCTGGATCGCCTAATCTATGGAATTCTTCTGGGTCAACGGAATTCTCCATGAAGAAGTTTTTCAATGTGTTATTGGACTCGGAGTCCATAAGAACGCGGTTAGTTTCTAAGAAGAAATCATTTGCGCTCTCGTGACGAATGTTTTCAGCCATTTCTTTAATGGCAGAAGCATATCCGTGGTTATCGTTAGCAGTATATCCGCGACGAAATACCACGTCTTTTTTAGATTCACCTACTACTGGCATAATCTTTATCTCCTTTCAGGACTTTGTATTTAGAAAAATAATATTATTAAGCTAATAAGCCTTAATATTTTAATATATTGTTATACTCCCTAAATCTGTATCATTTAACTTCTTTAGGAAGAATAGTACAAATTAACTTATCTAATCTATCAAGAATCCATAGACAGTAATAGAAATCTGATTTATTCTCCGTATATGTCTTGGTAGGATAAGTCTTAGTTACGTAGTATGTAATCATACCACTTAGTTTAGATAGAGCTCTAGATACTCTAGAGATAACCTCTATATTATCAGAGTTCTTAGAGATGGTTTCAACTTTATCTTTGAATCCATTGGTTATATCTAAAAGTTCAATAAACTTATCTCTAAGCTCTGCATTACGAATAGCTTTTCTATCATCAGGAAGATCATCGTAGAGTTCATTCTCTAAGTTCTTTAACTCATCATCTCCACCACCGGAAGATCCACCATCAGCAGAAGAATCTCCTCCGCCTTCTCCGTCTGTTCCTCCATCGGTAGCACCCTCATCTCCGCCATCTTCTGTTGGAGCATCTTCTCCTCCAAGATCGTCAGGCTCATCTACGGATTGCTCGTCATCTTCTCCACCTGCATCAGGATCTCCTTCGCTATCGTCTTCTGTTGGAGGCTCTTCCTCTAAATTATCTGGATCATCAGTAGCATGCTCATCATCTGCAGTAGGTTCTGCATCTTCATCTCCACCATCATCTGTTGGAGGTTCATCTCCCCCAAGATCATCCGGCTCTTCTACCGATTGCTCATCATCTACAGGCGCTTCTTCTCCACCTTCTTCAGCAGGAGGTTCTTCCTCTGCAGGTTCATCTTCTTCCTCAGAAGGAGGCTCTTCGGCTCCAAGATCATCGGGTTCATCTACGGATTGCTCATCATCATCACCAGCATCTGGAGTATCCTCCTCAGGAGGAGCTGGTGGCTCCTCTTGTGGAGTTTCTTCTGTAGGAGGTTCCTCTTCTTTAGGTTTTTCCTCTGTTTTCTTTTCTTCTTCTTTCTTTTTCTTATCGTCTTTCTCTGCTTCAGTGAATAGACGTTCTTGTTCTCTTATAGTGAAAAACATAAAGACCTCCTAATCTTCTTCTTTCTTACCAGGTACATGCTCGCCATGTTTGAATAGCATATTATAGGTAAGTCTAGCTTTTTGGCTCTCTAGTTTCTTCTTGATTTTCAATAATTCACGCTGTTTCTCTAGCTGATTATCATCTTCAGCTTTCTTGAGGTATCTATTAGTCATCTCTAATTCTACTTCAATCTCATCTAGAACTATCTTACGTTCTTTAGATCTTTCTTCCATAGTAGAACCAAGATATCCTAATACAACTATAATAGCAATAGCAGGATTGATTAATAAACCTATGCCGCTGGCTAATGCTAACTTGACTAATCTACTAGCTTTAGGAACTACTGTTCCAGAGATGACTGCCTCTCTATCTTCGGCTTTAGCATCATCACTATGAACTAAGTTATTTACTACGTTCTTAAAGTCTTCTACTCCAGCATCAAACTGTCTACTTTGGATAGTTATTTCATTGGCAGCTCCTTTAAGAGTAGATTTAAATTTATCTACAGCTACAGAGATGACATTTCCGATATCCATTTCATTAAAGTAAGTACCTTCATAGAACTCTACTAATGCACTAGTGTATTCTTTAAGATCTTTAGCAGCTTGGATATTTCTACTTAGATCATTACCATAGTTTACACCATTTGTTTTCTCTAATAAAGAAATGGATGTATTAACTAAATCAGCTCTAAGGTATTGATCCATAGTTTTATTGTAAATCTTTCTATATCTAGCTTTTTCTTCTAATAGTTGCTCCAGCACTACATCCTTTTCGAATATAGCTGGATGGCATGCCGCAGCGTATACTACAGACTCTAAAATATCTGTAGGAAGATTTTTAATATTTCTTACAATACGATTTACTGGTTTAAATATGATAGAGTTGACACTTTCATATAAACTATCAATACGTTCACTCAAAATATCTAATCCATCAAAATCATCTGTGTCATCAAAGTATAGAGGCTCTTCATCTGGAATAGCTAAATATAGGGTATCAACAAAATCATCCATCATTTGTTTATCACCACTATCAAATTTAGCTAAAGACTTTTTAACTGCACCAATTAGCATTTCAATATCGGCACTATAGCTATAAGATGTATAGCTACCAATAGACTTCTCTAATGTAGGGACGAAGATAGTATCTCCTTCTCCAGAGATATCTGCTAGTACGAATGTATCTATTTTTGGAATTACATATTTCTCTACGCCCATACTCATTAGTTGAATTAGGTTAGCTAAACATGCTTTTTCATCACGTTCTTCAATATTCTTTCTAATAGTAGTTGCTAGAGATTCAGCATCGACATCTTCTCTATCAATCTCTACACCTTCGATTACTGTTACAGTTTTCCCAATAGTTATCTTACCTACATCTGACATATTGAATGGATTATATTTAGTCATGCTTTTCAATAAGATAGGAAGATTATGTCTAAATTGATCTAAGTCATCTGTTTGTGTTTCGAAGTAAGATTTGACTGCCTCTATAATTGCCACAGGATCATGTTTCTTGCCGTGCTTATTTAATACAAAGATGTAGTTCTCTAAGGCAACTTTAAATTTATCGATTGTACTCATGTTATAGGTATTAACAAGTTTAGATACAGTGATCGCATTACGCTCCGCATCATGCTCATTTCTTACACCCTCTAATACAAGTTTATCAATGGAGAATCTTTTATTGATTTTATCATAGTTATCAATAATACGATCATAAGACTTGACCATACAAGATGCCTCATAAAGATTAGTAAGAGCCTCTTGTTTCACCTCTTCCTTCTCTTTATTTTCTTCTTCAGTTTTCTTAGCATCTTTTTCTTTTTTCTTATCTTTGTCTCCTAATTTGAGTTTGTCTTTAACATCCTCAATTTGTTTATTAGCAAAGTTAGTAATCTTGCCTTTTTGAAGAGCTAGTTTTCTAGATAGATATCCCTGCATTTTAACTGCACTTCTAACTTTAAACATACCTTCTAAGACTAGACCTTGAAGACGATTAACCTTTTCGGCTGGATAGTGATTATAAAGTTCCATAAGAAGATCGATAGATTTAATTACGGACTTATCTGTATCCATGTCTAATTCAAGGGGATGAGATAAAACCTTTTCAGATAAGATAATATCATGATTTCGCATTGCACTCTCGTAGATAAATTTATATTTATCCGACGAGATAGGCGGGCGTCTCCGCACATATAAACGCTTCTTAATATTGAACATCATAATCTCCTTTTCCAATGGACTTCAATTAGTATTACTATTAAGTTCAATGTTTTAATAGCTCACTAGGCCAATACCGCTTCGTTTCAAAAACATTAATGTAATAATTTTAAAATTTATAGGAGGCCTTGGTAATGAATATTCCATATATTATCCATGAAGCACCTATTACGGTTGGAGAAAATATCGTAACTAACTCCGCTAAGCCTTATGCTGAGGGTATCCTCCAGGACTTAGAAGTAGTTAACCGTAATCGTAGATGCTATTCCACTGCTGATATGAAAGCCCAATTAGCTTCAGATCGCACAAAAGAATTATTAAAAACAAAAAATATGAAGGGTGAGAATGGTCACCCTGTAAGTACAGATATCACTAGACAATCTACTATCGACCCAATGAAAGTATGTGTACGATATGATGATATCTGGCTTGATGGTAATTTAGTAATGGCTAAATTTACAGGAACTAATAACCAGCTAGGTAGAGAGTTCGACTCTGATCTTTTAGATGGAGAACTTCCAAGCTTTAGTTTAAGAGCTCTAGGATCTCTAGAGACAACTGGTGGTAAATCTTATGTAAAAAATTTAAAAGTCATTACATGGGATAGAGTAATCTACCCATCCCATAAGAGAGCATATACTACAAAATTATTAACTGAGTCTGCAGGATCTGTAGATGACAATCAATGTGTAGTTAGTGAATCTTATACTGGCAAAATTATTCCAATCAATAACCCAGCAGTAATTAGCTATATCCAAAATGAAAGTGCTAATGTAAATCTAATCTCTGATATTCTAAACTTCGATAAGAAATCCTTATCGGTATTAGAAAACGGTACAGTTAGATTGCATGATGACACTGGTGCAACTCTTGTAATGAATACAGAAAAATATATCCGTGATGAAATCATGGAGTGGGCTAGCCGTAGATACTAAAAAATAAAAACCCAAGGGATTAAGTCCCTTGGGTTATTTTTATCTCTAAATCAGATCCATCAAATAAGAACTCCATGTTGAAGTTTCTATTTATATGCATCCGTTCTAGATAATCTATCTGCTCTAAGGAAGATATGTAAAGTCCTCTATCCTTAATCAGAACCTTATTCCCATAATAGTTTAGAACTGTATTATAGGATTTGATATCTTTAAACTTAGGTCCTATAATATTCTCTAATCTATATGGAACAAATAAGCTTGGATTCTTTCTACCAAACTCTCTTTCTCCTACAGAGTGGATCATGTTTCTAAATGAAGATTCATCCACATACAACCCATAGGATCTTATTAGATTAAGATTATCTAGTACAAACTTAGCGGTCTGATAGATGCAGTCTTTTTCTATACTGTTTCTATATGACGCATTTTTAGCTAGAAACTTCGGATCTATAAGTTGATCGGCATGGGTCATCTCATGCATGATAACTTCAAATGCTTTATTTCTAACCACATCAGGGCTGTCTATATTTCTATCTATACAGTAATTATAGAATGCTGTTAGACTAATATAAATATGATTACATGGAGATGTCCTACCAATAACTGTAGTTGGTCCAACATATCCATCTGTAAAGATCAATCTTGAAATTTGATCTATATAATTTACTTTACCATTGAATCTATCATAAGTAAATTCAACTGTATCTTTTAGTAAAGACATAATGTCTACCGTACTTAGTGCCATAATGCACCTCCTTCAACATTATAATATATCAATAAAGTGTACAATCCCGGAGGAGAATAGATATGTTTAACAGAATGACCGATGTAGTATCCAAGATAGAAAGACGTCTTGGTACTGCACCATTGAACTTGCCAGAACAACTACAAAAACAACACTGGGCTGATAAAATTATAAAGCCAGATACATTGACAACTTTTAGTAGATTCTTTCCTCATATGATTAAAGTCCAGCTAACTAAAGAAGATAAAAAGGATGGTTATTATCTATTAGATAGACATGTACCAGAGAACTATGAGATCCTTGGAGTTAAGGATATTCTGTGGAATGATATCAATAATGAAATGGTTGGACTACAGCAATATACTGGATATGGTATCTATAATATCCTTGGACGTAGCATGGATATGGATAGTATGATGCTTGCTCAAAGCTATGCTGATATGAGCTCTCTATTCAATAGTGGTATCTATATAGATTTTATTCCTCCAAACATGGTTAAACTCGGTATGGCTCTAGGTGGTAATACTGAAAATCTTATGGAGAATGTCTTTATAGGAGTATTCGTAAAGCATCCGGAAAACTTGATGACTATCTCTCCAACTAAGATGGAGACATTTGAGCAACTAGCTCAAGCAGATGTGGCAACGTATCTATATGAATACTTAAAGCATTATGATGGTATTGAAACTGTATATGCCAATATAGATCTAAAGCTATCTACATTGCAAGATCATGCACAAAAAAGAGAGCAGATCTTAGAGTTCTTAAAAGAAAACTACGTTAATCCAGCTAATACAAACCAGCCAATTATGTATACCGTATAAAAAAAATAAACCCTATGGGATTAAATCCCATAGGGTATTTCTTATAGCATTTTTCTATTAGTTCCTAGTCTGCTAGTCGTGGCCATATATCTAGCCATTGCTCCAGCATGGAGTAATGGGTTATATGTCTTCATGAGAAGATTGAATGATTCTATTCTAGAGAATGGAACTTCAATATCTGCAGTACCAATACGGAATAACAATCCCTCTGTTGGCTTATTTCTGAAGTTATCAAATAAGACTGTATGGGTAATGGTAATTGTGTTTCCCCATCGATCTTCGCACTCTCTATAGTATGCATATTTAGCATCAAATGCTATATCAACTAATTCTCCAGTTTCACTATACTTTCTAGTATAAATATTAGATGCCTTATCTAAAGTAAAATCTGAGATTGCATTAATAAAGTTAGCATAGTTATCCATATCTATAGTTAACTTATTATTATACTCTCCCTTTACTACTAGGCTAAGATTATACTTATACTTTAGTATAGTAGTTATATTGGACCCATTTAGAATAAACTCATTATGAAATGTATCCTGATATGTTGTCCCAACTTTAGTCTTGACAGTCTCGTTTATAATAACGTTTAACTTGAGAGATAGATTATGAGCAAACTCAAACACCATCTCTGTAACTTTATTATAAGAGTCAAAGTTAACTGCCATTGATCCTCCTACAAAAAATAAATATGGGATGCAGACTAGCCGCATCCCATTTGTTTATTCTACTTAATAATAGAAGTGGATAGGATTTGCACATCTAACTACAACCCCATTGGAGTCTCTTACTAGATTGATAGTGCCTGTTCCTTCAACTACAATAGAGTATTTGTGGCCATTATCACCACTATAGGAAAGCTCTACTGAGTCTTTCTCTACTTTAGTGATAGCCATTCTCTTATTTCTATCCGCATTTGGATTGAAACTGTTAATGAACTTCTTAAATGCTTCGAATACATTCTTTTCAATTTGCAGTCTCAAGCATAAGATTTCGATAGCATTTTTATAGCTATCCCAAAAATCAGTTGTAACTCCCATATCAAACTTAACATAGTTGCTCAAATATTCTGCATGACTACTTGGTATAGTTTGTAGAGGCTGTATATTAAGTTCGGTATAATTAGCTGACCCATTTACAGGTTTTAAGTCTAGAACTGGAATTCCATTGACTGATGGTAAAACCTCAACTTTCGCCTCTTCGACAATAATAGGAGCATCATTAGAAACCTTTGGCGTTTCTACTATAGCTTCTGTAACTACAGTACTAGTTTTACTAATCTCTTTGCTTCCTAAGTTTGGGGTATTGATATCAAATGCGTTTGCGACGACATCGCCGATTGTAAATGCCATTATAATTCCTCCTTTATTTAAAAATACATATAACAGCTTATCACCATTATAATATACGTCTAATAGGAGGTTTATAAGGTATAGTCTATGATAGCATATCCCATTTCATATTGCTTTTTGACCTTTTCTCTAATTTTATAGAGT